TCGTTATCGCCGCGACCGACCGTGGCGTATGAGCCGCCTGCGGCCTTCATCTGGATGGTGTGCGGGCCTGTGACTTCGAATGCTGTTGCCATTGGGATTCCTCCTGTTTGATTCTAACGCGCACCCAAAGCGCGAGCGATAGCGCGAGCCAACTCGGCCTTCGCAGTCGATGGCATGGCGAAGATGGGGCGGGCCGGGACGGTCACGCCGCTCTTCGCGTACAGATACTCCTTGGCCTTGATGGCCTTGGGATCGCGCCGGACAGCACCACGGGTGAACGGGATGAAGTTGCCACCGCTTGTCTTGAAGCCGTGGTGCTGAAACACCGCGTAGAGCGGGCCGCGCAGGAACAGCCGCACGCCGTTTGGGATCTCTTGAATCGTCCCGTTCAGGCTCTGTAGGAGGTTGCCCGTGTCGGCCAGCGGCACTCCGCCAGCCCGGTAGTGGGGCAGATCGACCTGCCTGCGGTTCTTGCCACGGCCCTTCCAGACCTTGATGGTGGCCGTGTCGGCCCACAGGCGGGCGTAGCCGCCCACATCCGCGCCTCGCGTGCGAATGCGTTGCTTGGCCTGCTTGACCAGCACAAGGGCAACATTGGCCCCCTTGCTGCCCAGCCGCCGGACTAGTTCGCGCCCTAGATCCATCAGTACGCCTGCGTGCGACGGGACGGGTAGAAGGTGTCATCCGAAGCCATCCGGAGGCTTCCCCGCGTGGAGGCCGTTATGACCGCCACAGAGGCCGTCCCAGCCTGTCGGTTGGCATCCACGGCGAATACCCGCTTGCCGTCCCGGAGCGATCCTAGAGCCTCCTGCGCCCTATTGGCCTTGGCCTTGACGGACTCCGGCACATCGCCGCCGCGACGCTCAAACAGGAAGCACAGAGCCAGATCGGCCACCAGCCCCCGCACCAGCGCGTTGCCCTCGGTAGCCAAAGTCTCTAGTTCGCTGACGGTGTAGGCGTTCGACCGGGTAGCCGCGCTCGCCACCTCCTCGCCGCCTCGGATCAGGGCTTCCGTGATGATCGTGGACGACGAAATCGTGCCGTCCGCGTTCGTGTCGGTCGCCAGTTCCTTCAGCAGTCGCTCGTCTGCGTACAGGATGAAGTTTGCGTTGGAGAGCAGTTGCGCCATTGGCATAGGTGATCCTCCATGAAATAGGGCCGCCCCGGTGTTAGCGGAGCGGCCCTGAAGTTGCAGAGTCAGAGCCGATCAGGAGTTCGCGTCAGCGATGTACAGACCGGACAGAGCAGCCGTCAGCACGGTCGCGCTGTTGTCGGTCACGCTGCCACGCACGCGACGGTTCCACGGATCGTCCATCGTTTCCACGGTCATGTCCTCGTAGGCAAACACGGTCGCCGTCGAGAACGACGGGCCTTCGTTGCCAACCAGACCGCCGGGACGGCTCACGAACACCATGCCGGGAGCAGACTCCGTGCCGTAGAGGAAGCCACGCGCATCGGTAGCACCCTTGCGGCTAGTCACGCGAACGGTGTCATCGACCACCACGCCGCCCAGACCGAAAAGCGTCTGCGGCAGACCGTAGGCAGCGAAGGTATCGTCGCCCTTCAAGAACGAGAACGCAGCGGGGTAGTTCTTCACATAGTCACGCACGCCCGCGCTGGTAGCCATGATGCGAGCCGTGATGGGATTGACCACCAGCAGAATGTCCTTGGGAGACACCGCACCGACCGTGTTCTGCACGATTCGCTCAATGGCCGCACGGATGATCTTCTGCACACCATCGGGATCGGTGGTGATGTCAACGCCAGACACCAGATTGGTTGCGGCAGCGTAGTAGTTCTGACTGCCACCGCTGGTGTTGTAGTTGCTGCTCGTGGTCAACTGCGTAGCCATACGCAGCGAACGGTGAGTCATCATCTTCGCAGCCGCGATGCGGGCATGGCTCGCCACCACATCCCATTGAGCCTGACGAGCAGTCTCCTGCGGAATGTGGAACGAGGTCTGGAAACGCTGCGTGGTGAACTGGTTGAACTCAAAGTCCGAGTTGATGCCAGTAGGACGATCCTCACCAAGAGGCCACAGCAGATCCTGCGTGTTGACCACACGAGCCGTCTCCTGCTCGTCGATACGCAGGTAGTAGCCGCTCTGCTGCTGCACGGGCACGATCTGCGCGTACTGCGTGATGGGGAAGCGGTTAACGCTGCGAGTGAACTCGATCTGAATCTGCCCGGTAGCGGCAGAGAAAGTGGGGACGAAAGTATTCAGTCCACCACCGATTCCTTCAAGAGCCATGTTTCATTTCTCCTTTTGTTTGTTGGGCTGTTGGATTAGGCGTAGCGAGCGAAGCCAGCAATGCGCTGGACACGGATGATGGTTCCAGAGGCCGCGCTCTGAAGTGCCACATAACCCTGATAGTTCAGACCCGTGGTAGTGGTAGCGGTGATGGCCTTGCCATCGCTGTCCGACTCCACCATCGCACCGCGAGTGATGTTGCCACCAGCCTCAACCAGCACGACATCGCCACCCTGAAGGGTGATGGGGTCGCCAGTCTCCGCGTGATTTGCGCTGTTGAACGCCTTGGTGCTGCCGTCGGTCACGCCGAGAACCGGAGTGGTGATGGCAGCGGACTGAAGGCCCGTATCGTCAGCCGAGGTCGAAGGCCGAACGAAGCGATAGGGGGCAATCGTGCCGCCTGCGATAAGTGCCGGAGTGTCAGAGAAAGATCCCATTGTGTCTTGTCCTTTCGATTAGGCCTTCTGGCCCGTGTACTTTGCGAACAACTGCTTGAACTTGGCGAGATCGCCAGCGGCCTCATGCACCGCACGCGCGGTCGCCACCTTGGGGTCGAGGGTTTCGCCACCCTCATCGGTCACGGTGTGCTGCGCCACGGTCGGCACATTCAGCGGCAGGCGGGCCATCGTGGCCTTCCAGAACGCGATCTTCGCGCCGGGGTTAGCAGCGTCCGACAGTTCCTCCACCATGCTGTTGCGGAACTTGCCGCAGCGGTAGCCGTCGCGGATCATGGAATCGACTTCCTTGCCGAACCGCTCCAACTTCAACTGCTTCTCAAGTTCCTGCACGCGAGCAAACAGAGCCTTCGTGGACTTGTCACCCTTGCTCATCTTGGCCTTTCCGCCGTAGGCGGCTTCCATCTCCTCGTCCTCTTCCTCTTCCTCGCCCTGATGCGAGCCGATATCGACATGAACGCCGTCGGCGAAGTTCTCTTCGTCCTCGTCGCCGTCCATGGGGCCAGCGAACTCCATGCCCTCGGCAGCCATCGCCTCGGCATCAGCCTCCTCGGCCATCTTGTCCTCGTCCTCGTCAACCGCGCACTCCATAGCGGCAGCAGCCTCAAGAGCCTTCTTGGCCTCCTCGTCGGCTTCCATCTTCTTCTTCATCTTGCTGGGCATGTTCTTTCCTTTGGTTCCTGCGGACGGGACGAAGGTGTTGAGTCCTCCGCCGACGCCAATTTCATCAAACTTTTCCTTGGAGTCAATAGAAACGCGCACCACTCCAAGAGGACGCTCGAAGACCACCTTCGAGCCGTGCTTCGTGAACCGAGTGTCAGGCAGCGGCCTGCGTGGCGTATCGCGCCCGAGCAGAGCCACCTCCGACAGATGATTGTCCTTCCAAATCTCCGCGCTACGGCGAGGGAATGCGTTGGTCGCCAGCAGCGAATCGAACGCCTCCTTCGGCATCTCCACATCGCCAACCACATAGGCAACGCCGTTGCGCTCCTCGTAGCGGACGCTGGTGATGTCGCCGACCGCCTCGGGCCGCGTGGGCTTGCCGTCCTTCTCGTGTTCGATGACGAGTTTGGGACGCGAGCCGCGCTGGATGAACTTCCCGGTGCGTGAAACGATGTCGCGCACCTTGCGATTGTCGTAGCCCTGCATGGCCTCGTCATCGTCCGAGTCGATGGACGGATCGAAGCCCATGAACAACTCAAGGTTCTTGATGCGAACCTTGCCTTCTTCGGTCTTCTCGACGGTGTGGGATGCTGGCATGGTTACATATCGCGCGAGATGCTCTTTGCCCAATTCACGATTTCGCTAGTCGAAGCGCGTGACACCCATTCCCAATGGTCTGCGGTGTCGAACTCCGGCTGCATAATGATCTTTGCATACTTGCCGAGTTCAGGGGAGCGACGCACACGATCCTTGGCATCGTCGTATCCACGCGCCCAGAACCGCTCCTTGCGGCCCTTGCCGAAGTAGAAGCGATCCTCGACCTTGAAGGTCGCCTTCGCGCCGGGGCGAGAGGCGCGTGACTTGAGAGCCTGAATCTCAATACCAACATCATTCGCCAAATCGTGCAGGCTATCCGACTGTCCCGGAGGCGTGAAATCCTGCATCTTCATTGCAGCCGATGCCATGCGCTCCCATTCGCGCCAGTTGCTATTGGTGATTGCGGTTCCGCTGGCATTGAGTTTGCGATACAACGCCATCGCTTGATCGTTTGCCATCATGTCCTTCTCGCCGGGGCGGGAGGCAAGAATCTTGCTCGCGGCTCGTCGCGCACCAGCCTCGGTCGAATACCACTTGGACTCCACGAAGCGATCATTTGCCTCTCCGGGCACAACCTGCTTTTCCTCCTGCATCACGGTCACAACCCATCGACCGTCAGCCTGTGGGCCGCTCAATTCAACTCGCTTGCTGCCCTTTCGCGCAACGACTTCACGCGCCATCATGTCCTTCTCGCCGGGGCGGGAGAAACCACGCATGTTGTGCCTCTGCATCAAAACCGATGCCGCGCTACGCGCTGGCTCGGTCATGTAATCCAGAAGATGCTCGGATTCGCTATTCGTAACTTCAGCAAAGGCTTCTGAAGTGCTAATGCCGTAATGCTTGGCAATGTTCTCCAAAATCATCGACCTGCTTCCGCTGTCGATCTTCGCAAGGAAACGAGCATTGTTCGAGCCATTAGCCATTCTTCACCTCCACATTCCAGTAGCGTCCGATGGACTGCACCGGAGCCGTCGCGCTGTAGCCGTGGCTCGCCACGCGGCGAGCGAAGTTCCCAGCCACATCGCCGTCCTCAAACGAAATGACCAGCGCACCGCCGCCAGTCTCGACCGCACGCCATCCGCCCTCGGGCATCTGCTTCTCGGAGAGCAACTTGCCGAGCATGGGCGAGGACGAAGCCGCCGCAAACCCCTTGCGGTCAAGGCTCGACGCATCGAACCGCTCGGGCTGGCCGGGGCGGGAGAACACGCCAGCGTATTCCGCAACCTTTCGCCAACCTAAACGCATCCAGTATTCTGGATCATCCTCAAAAACCTTTTCCATCGCCGCTTGTGCTTTGACCATTTCTGCCGTTGTTTTGAAATTGCTAACGATCCATGATCGCATTTGTGCGCGCGTCGCGCTTCCCATGCGACGATCACCCGCACTTTCCTCAAACCGCTCGGGCTGGCCGTGCTTGCCGAAGTAGAACTTGTCTTCAATGCTTGTCATGAAGTCAGCCTTTGCTTTGGTTCTTTCGTAATTCTACGAGTTGAAACATAAATACTGAAGACCGGATTGTCAGGGTCGCGGATATTTGAATTGACCGCGATGTCAGCCCCATGTGCGCCGTACGGCCACAACGCACTAGATAACTTTGCCCTCGCGGGTTGAACATCCTTCTGTCGCTCTTTGCCCTTGTACTCAAAGTACACATACTTGCCATCATCTGTTACTGCATCTGGTCGAACGCCGATAGAACTTGCGATTTGCTTTACCAATTCAATCTTGGCCTTGACCGACATGCCAAAATAGAACTTGTCTTCTGTGTTCATCGTTTGAATCCGGGATCGGGGTAATCGCCTCTGTCGATGATGCGTTGCCGGGTTGCGTTATACCGTGCAAGCGCAGCACGATCTAGAGTTTCGTCCTTGCGGATGAAGCCCATGCTCTTGGCCTCATCGAAGGTCACAGGCTCTAGCGAGCCTCGGCAGTTGAAGCCGTTCGGCGGCACAAGCCCCTGCGAGCGCATGTCAGCCGCCGTCGCAATGTAGCCATCCATCTGCCAATGGCTACCGGGGTTCTTGCTCTTGCCCTTGGGACGGTACACGCCGCCGGGTGCGCCGCGCGTCCGGCTGTCGTGAATCTCAACTAGCCGCACCAGCGGAGCCCATCGCGCAACCGCTGGGCTGTCCATCGTTTCGGCTGTGGCTTCGTTGTAGGCCGTGGCTGTGTTCGTGCGGTAGACCGTTTCCAATCGCGCAGAGGTCATGCCGATGATGCCCTCGACTTGCGCCCTGCGGATGAACGCCGAGAGGCTCCCGGTCTTCAACCCCTTCGGGATGGACTGGTTTACCATGCTCTGCGCGATCAGGTCGCGGATGCGACGAGCCTGCGCGTCTGTCGCGCCCTTCACTCGGAACGATCCGGACAGCGTGTCCTGCAACGCTTGCAGCCGCTTGGACAGGTCGCGGATGGCTTCTTGGCTCTCGGCCTTGGCAATGCGCTCGGCCAGCCGTCGCATCTTGGCCCGGATGCGGCGCACCTCCCACCACGAACGCGGGATGCGGTTCCTAAAGGCTTGGATGGCCTTCCAGTACGCTCCGGGGCCGAAGCCTGCCGACGCAGCCGCGAATGTCTCCGGACGCTCCTCCGGCCATTCTCCGGCCTCCCAGTCGTTCCCCTGCTCCTTGGTGGCCGCGTGTGCCTGCGCCGCGCCCGCTAGGGCCGTCAGGGTCATCACCTGCCCCAGCACCTCGCCGTACCGCTCCCACGCTTCGGCGGCATCCTCTCGCTCGTCGCGCACCTGCGCGGCTAGGGCCGCGAGATACCAACGCCGGACATCGGCGAGTCCGCGCCTGTAAATGCGCTCAAACTCCGTCACTTGCGACGACGGGCCTTGGGCTTGCTGGCCTTGGTCTTGCTGCCGCGCTTCTCGCTCTCGTCCTTGCCCTCGGCGCGATCCAGTTCGGCAGCCTTCTTCTTGGCCCACGACTTGCCCGCATCGCCGCCCCAGAGCAGCCACGCGATGTAGCCCGCGCTGTCCTCGCCCCAGCCCTCGCCCTGCTTGTCCACCTCGTGTCGAGCGAAGTACGAGTTCATGCGGCGCACCGTGGACGGCGAGAGCGTCTTGCGGTTCGACAGGTCGCGTGCGCGTGCAACGCCGACTTCGGTTCCGCCCCTGCCGTGCTTGCGGCGCAGTTCAAGCCCACGGGCAGCGGCCTCGGCTGCGCCCTTGGGCGGGGTTAGGTCAACATCGGACAGGGCAAAGCGATCCTTGCTGAACGGCTCTGCGTCGCCCTCCGGGCCTGCATCTCCCGGCTCGTCGCCCATCGGGCGGACATCAAGCGGCGGCATGCCGCCACCGCCCATGCCGCCCTCGGACGGAGCCTGAAGCACCATCTCATCGTCCTCTGGCTCGGCAAGGCCCAACACCTTGCGTGCCTCGCGCTCGCTGACGCGGCCACCCAACTTGGTGAACGCCTCAATCGCCTTCATGTACTCGTCCGGGTTCGGCTTGCTCACGCTGAATGAGAAGGACGGCGGCACGGCATCGTCGCCGAAGTTCATGCGGAACAAAGGCGTAACGATCTCGCGCGTGATGGTTTCGGCAAGCGCGTTGGCGATGTAGGTCACTTGACGGTTGAGCGTCTGCGCGTGCTGGTCGCCGATGCTCGAGCCAAGGCCGCTCGACACAGCCTGCGAAGTGCCAGTCTGCCCAAGGATGACTTCCTTGATGTTCTCCGTCAGATACTCAACCATCTTGGCAAACGCTTCTGCGTTGCCGCCGTTCGGTTCCTTGATGTCAATGCCGAATCCTGCATCGCTGCCGTCTGCGTTCTTCGGAATCAGCACCGAGACATCGCCAAGGAGGTTCTGCATGGCCGACTCCATGTCAGCCTTCGCGGCCTCATTGCCCACGGGGTAGTTGCCCACGCGGATGCCCATGCTGTATCGTTCGATGTAGGTCGCCCAGTTCTGTAGCGCGGCCTGCTTCAGCGACCAGTAGTACCAGACCAGATCGCGCATGCCGCGACCGAGGTAGGCATTCTCTGCCTCGTATGGATCGTCAAAGTCCACGCCCTGTGGCTGGTAGGTGTGCAGCGCAATGGTGGCTCGCTGCTGATCGTCCAGCGGCAGGACGCGGCTATCCCAACCGATGACCGTGCCGTTGATCTTGTCCGTATCCGGGGCTGCGCCGCCGATGGTCTGCGTGTAGTAGCGCGGGCCAACCTTCAGGCCCAACTGGCCGAGTTCCGTCATGGTCAGGCTGTCGCCGTGAATCGGCATCCAGTCTCGGATGTAGATCGTCTCGCCCTGCTTGCCGAACACCATGTTGACCGCCGACCGCCCGTACCAGAGCGCGTCCAACAGGTGACGCATCATGTCCGTAAAGCGCGGGGTGTTCTTCAGCAGTTTCTCCACGAACGCGGCCTGCTCCGTGGCCTGCTCGTCGCCCTGCATGTCGGCGGGAACTTGAACTGCCCACTCGGCGCACGCGACCGACAGTTGCAGCATGACGAGCGGCCCCATGATGTCGGGGTCGTATCGCATCTGCCGCTGAAGGTTTCGATCCTTGCGGAACGCCAGCGAACCTTGACGGAGGATCTTGTTGACGGAGAGGTAGTACGACCTCTGCATCTCGACCGGGGTGACAAGTGCTTGGAACACGGGAGCAACTCGGATTTGGTCGCCGCCTTGGGTCTTATTTGCGTCGCTTGGCATCATGGGTTGTTTCCGTAGAGTCGCCACAGTTGCGGCTTGGTGCTTTTGATTGTGGCTGGCTTTGCCCGTGGATCATAACGGCGGGTTCGTGCATGCTCTAGCAAATCCACCACGGCATCCACGGTGTCATCATGCTCCCCTGCGGGGAATCCAACAAGTTCATCAACGATTGGCTGCTGGGACGCTTCGACCCGGCCATCCGCTCTACACCGAAGCCGGAGCCGATGCTGCTCGACCATCGCCTGCGCCTCACTTGCCCTCGTGATCTTGTCCTTCGTGCGTGCGACGCGCCGCACGGGTATGCGGGTGGACTGTTGGAGTTGCTGGCACAAACCAGCCTGCGGGCCGTTGCCCTCGGCGATGATCTGCGCGACCCCTAGACGGTCGCAGGCATCCACGGCGCGGCGCAGGAACTCGGGGAAGGTCGCCTGCATGCGGAGGCATTCCAGCACCCACACATTCGCCTGTGCGTCCATTAGCGCGATGACGCACACGCTGAAGTCGCCGCTGCCTGTGGCGTTTGCGGTGAATGCCCAGTCAATCGCCGCAACCACCGTTCCGTTGGCGGTCGCATCGTGGGCAGGGTCGCCCGTGTAGTAGCCCCGCTCCAGCCACTCCGGCCGGAAGATCAGCGATTCGTCCGACACGGGGATGAGTTCGTAGGCGCGTGCGTAGCCAAGCGGCCCCATCTCGCGCCGTTGCGCTTGCAGAATGTCTGGCGTGAACACCTCGCCCCACGGACTCTCAAAGCCCCGGCACGGTCGCCAGAACAGCGTGCCATCCTGCTCACCTACGCGCTTCCATTCGGCGGTTAGATCGTCCGAGTGATACGGGGTGAACAGCCTCCAAGTCCGAGGCCGACCCGCGCTGAAGTCGCGCATGGGTAGCCAGTTGTTGCGCCACGCTTCCTTGACCTTCTCGCGCTCTGCCGGGATGAGGACGGAGTTGCGAAGGTCGCACACATCGTCGCCGATCAGCAGATCGACGCGGCCACCAGCGCGTCCGAAGATGTTCGCAGCCTGCATCGTCGGGTCGCGGTGCATACTCTCCGACTTCACGATGATCTCGCTTGAGCCATCGTCATCGGGCTTGGGCTTCACGATCTGAATCTCTGGGAACACCTCGCGGTAGACATCCGAGCGCATGATCTGCACCACCATGCGAATCTGCTCTTGCGCCTTCACCACGGTCTGCCCGACATGCTTGATGCGGATGTGCGGGTTCCGCCCAATCTCCCACGCCTCGCGGATGCCGATCTGCACAGACTTGCCGTGACCGCGCGGCACGCCGATGGCTGCGTCGCCGTGCTTCGATAGGTGCGCTTGCATATCCGTATGCAGGCCGGACTGGTTGAAGCCCAGCAACTCGGCGAACACATCAGGGCACTCACGCGCTGCCGCGATGACCGCACTAGTTTCCGGGTCGATCAATGGTTCCTAACCGCTTGGCGATGATTTCGCGTGCGCGTGCTTGGATGGCGGGACTGATCTCCATGCGCTCGGTGGCCTGCCCATCGTCAAGCCGCTCCATCTTGTCTAGCGCGATGGCTGCTGCCACCTTGTCTCGCATCATGGCTGCCAGCACCTCGGCGGCTCGCAGGCGGTCGCGGGACTGGCTCAAATCGTCGTTCAGGATGCGCGAGCAGATGTCCGGAGCCTGCTCCATGACGGCATCCGGAATCTTCCACCCGGCTGTCACGGCACGCTGTAGGAGTCGCAGCGATGCCTTTTGGTTGCGCTTGTCGATGTCGAGGGCCGGATGCTCGGTCGCCATCACGGGCGGCTCTGCTGGCTTCTCCGGCTGCTTGCGTGGCTTGCGTGCCATGCTGCGAGTCTAGCGCGGCTCGTCCTTCTCCACGAACGAAGGCGGGACGCAGTACCAGCCCTCGGGGATGGTCACGGCGTTAGGTGACAGTTCCCACCCGTCACTAGTGAGGGTGTACACCCGCACTCGACACTCCGGGCCGACGCGAACCGGGCTGCCTTCAGCGACCAATGTGACACGAGCGCACCCAGTCGCGCACGCGCTCGCCAGCGCGAGACAGTAGAGCCTTGTCAGCCTTCGCATCTGTTGCCTCCGTCTTGCCGATCTTGCCGCCGAAGCGGCTCAACACCTCGGCCACGATGGCCGCGATCAATGCGGACAGCCACGCCATCAGTCGGCCTTCGCCGCGTCCTTGGCGAGAATGAGGCCAACGCCAGCCATGATGGCCGCGATGCACGCGCCGATGTCCGGCACGGTCGCCGGGTCATTGTCGGTCAAAGCCTTCAGGGCTGCGCCGACGGCGACAAGGATTGCAGCGATGCCTGCGCTAGTGGTCTTCCAGTTCTGCTTCATGGGTTTCTTTCGTCAAATGGATGACAGGAGAGAGGACACAATCGTTCCGACAACAGCATCGTATCCGTTGGTCTGTGCGCTTGTGGTTGCGTTGAGATGCGATTGATTTCCAGTCTGGTACAGCGTTTCGATGTTCAACCGATACGACGAGTACGAAGATCCGAAATCAACGGTGCATGTATTTGAGCCTACCGTCCTCGCCCACGCATTTACGGCAGCCACAATTCCCGGCCTGTTGGTGTTCCAGTTTGCATTGCCAGACGAAGTCGTCGGATGCGTAACCGTGAACACAAATGCCAACTGTCCAGATCCTCCACCAACCGTAGACCATCGGCTTGTGATTCTGCTGATGATCCTGTTGGCTGCGGCTATGTAATTCACTCCGTTGACATCGGTTGCATCATTGATGCCCATGTTGACGGCCACGAGAACGCGACCCGTACCACCCGCAGCGATCTGACGCTCGCGCAATTCCTTGAGGAATGAATCGACGAGTTTGTCCGAATACTCCAATTGATCTGCAATCACGGTCGGAGTTCGGCCACTCTGATACATGAGCGTGTTGGATGCAAATCCCTTGCCGGACTGAACCATCACGGAGTGATAGAGACATGAGAACGGCCCCGTGACCGGATTGCCGCTGTTCATTCCATCCCATGAACAGATGAGCGTCGTCGGAGTTGTAGATGGCGAATTGAAGTTCAACTGTAACGCGCTGATTTGCGACGCATTCGAGTAGCCATCGCTACCCGTATTGGTGCTGATGTAACTGGCAGATGTTGAAAGGTTCGCGAGTGTCGAATTGTTGGCTGCACGCAACTTGAACTGACCAGAACCGCCATTGAATGTTCCGATCACAACGCGATATGCCAAAGCAGTCCCGCCTGTTCCGCTCCCGTAGTTCATGGGATGCGTGTCTGCTATCTGGATCAGGTTGTTGTTCGCGCCGCTGGTATATGTCACCGCATTGTCGACATACGAGCCATACCAACCCACACCCCATTGAAAGATGGGAAGTCTTCGGTTGCTTGCGCTGTTGTAGTTGGTTGTATCGAACCCAAGCGCGGTTTTCAGATTTTGCGCGTAGGTGTAGACCGGACTAGACGACACCGATGCTTCGACAAGGGTTCGCACCGTTCCTGTCGATCCGGCCTGCGCGTTTCCACACCACCTGACGAGGACACCGGGCTGGAAATCAGTTCCACTTCGATTGGTTGGGCCGTCGCTGCAAGATCCGGGGAACAGCGGAGTCGCATACCACGGCACTCCATACGAATAATTCAACACGCGATTGAATCCGTGCGTATAGCCGTAGTTGTCGCTGCCGATGTTGCTGTCGCCGATGCAAACCACATCAAGACTGTCCCGGCCACTCACAAGGTCTTGCAGGAATTGCGAAGCCTGCTTGCTGCCGTAGACAGATGGGGCGTTGGCTACAACAGTTGAATCCGGTAGCGGTCTAGTCCTCATGGCTGCTCCTTTTGTGTCCGCATCAGATCGTAGACCAGAATGCGCCCATCTTGGGCGTGGTTCCCGTGGCCCTGAACTGCAAGGTGATCAACTGCGAACCAATAGCATCCACAACAACGCTAGCGGGCTGAACATTGGTCGAAGCCGCCGTTGCAGGGCTGTAGGTGTTCACGGTCGGAACGCCGCTAGCGATGCTCGCGCTGCTAAAGAAATAGGTCGTCACGCTGTCGATGGACAGGCTTGCAACCGTTCCGCTCGTGTACGCGAGCGTCACATCCGCAAGCACGGTCGGAATCCAAACCTTCGTGCCAGCCGTCTGAACATACGGATTCCAGCCAACCACGCGCATGCCAACCGAGGTGAAGTTGTTGTTGCTGGTAATTGGGGTCAAGCGCAGGAGGCTTGAATAGTTGCTGTTGATGTCGTACAGCAGCGCGGACTGGCTGGTGGTGCTGGGCTTGGTAGCCGTGGGGCTAGCGGCATCGTAAGCCTGCGCGGATGTCAGAGTGATGAGGCCAGTAGTTCTGAACTGGGGCTGTGCGGTCGAGATGATTGAAACGGCCATTTATGGCTTCCTTTCGAGTCGGTCGATGCGGGACTGGATGCTGTCGATGCGGGCTGCGTACTCGCGGTCGGTGGCGGAGAGGGTCGATACGGTGCGTGCGAGGTCTGCGGTGATGGCTGCGAGTTCCTTCATGCGTTCGGCCTGATTGTCGATGGCCGCATCCC